GACATCACTACCAAGTTCGACGGTTTCAACTGGAGCTGGACCGGTGACTCTTTGAAACTGACAAACGGTGCTTCTATCGACATCGGATACCAGCCTTTCAAGACTGACGCCTTCAATAACGGCGGCACCTATGAAATAGAACTCGAATGCTCGAATGTAACCGACCGCAAGGGCATTATCCTTGAATGTATGAATGGCGGTGTCGGCTTTCAGATGTCTACGAACGAAGCGCGTATCTGTTCATCCGGGGGTACCGAGGTAAGCACCAAGTTCGCCAGTGACATGAACCTCAAGATTGCTTTTGTCATCGGTAAGAAGTCCGGTCATCGGCTGATGGAACTTTATGTCAACGGTAGCCGGTGCGGTTGCGTGCAATATGCTCCAACCGAGTCTCTTATTCAGGATACCCCAGCCAATATCCGTATCAGCAGTGATGCCGCGGATGTTGAGGTCAGGAGCCTTCGTGTCTATGACCGTGGGCTGACTGCTGAAGAGGAATTCTCCAATTACGTCGTTGACCGTTCAACCTCTGACGAAATGGTCATTCTCTTTGAAAATAACGACGTTCTGAATGAGGAAGGTACCGATGTTGACATCGACAAGCTTCGTGCCAAGGGGAAGGCGGTAATGCGTATCGTGGGTGATGTAAACCTTGTCAATGCCACGAATAACAAGAAGTTCGAAGTTCCGGTTGATATTTATTTCTATTCGCCCTATGGCAAGGAATATGATTTCTATATCAAGGGAGCGGGCCTTCGCATTCAGGGAACTTCTTCCACGACATATCCCCGGAAGAACTATCGCCTATATTTCAGCCGTTCCGACAAATATAATACCGAGTTCTATATCAACGGTGTTCTCCAGCAGGATGCCGACGGCAACAACATATTCCTGTACTCGTTCAAACCGGGTGCCCGTCCTATTGATATTTTCTGCCTTAAAGCCGACTTTTCGGATTCTTCATCAACTCAGAATACGGGCGGTGTCCGTATCGTTAACGACATATGGAAACAATGCGGCTGGCTCACTCCACCACAGGCCGCCTATAAAGGCGAGTACGATGTCCGTATCGGTGTTGACGGCTTCCCTATGGATTTATTCTGCGCTCAAGAAGATGGCGGTGCGAATACCTACTTCGGCAAGTATAATTTCAATAACGAGAAATCCGACAGCGGTATCATTTATGGCTTTGAAGGCATAGAAGGTTTCAATGACACTGCCACCCTTAACGGTCAGCGTAACAAATGTATCTGTCTTGAGTTCCTGAACAACTCCCATCCTTTATGTCTTTTTGGTACTTCCAATATCACCGAAGAAGAATTTTCCGAGGGCCTTGAGTTCCGTTTTAAACCGGACCAGACCTGGGCGACTGCCGATGCGGAAGACAAAGCCGCCGTCCAACGGTTGTGGAGTTGGATTGACAGTTGTAAAGGCAATCATGTCAAGTTTCTGAATGAATACACGCAATATTTTGGTAATGACAGTCCGTTTGCTTGGTATCTGATAACCGACTATTTCCTAGGCGTTGATAATCGAGCCAAGAATATGATGCTTGCGACTTGGGACGGTCTTGTCTGGTACTTCCTGCCTTACGATATGGATACCATTCTTGGCAGTCGTAACGATTCAGTCCTCAAATACGACTATACTACAACCTGGGATACAATGGATGAGAGTATTGGCAGTTATGCTTTTGCCGGCCATGACTCTGTATTGTGGGACCTTGTTCGTAGTTGTCCTGACAAACTTCGTGAGGTCGCTGAAAAACTTCGTAGCACAATGAGTCTTGAATATGTGCTTAAGGTTTTCAATGAGGAAATGATGGGCAACTGGTGCGAGCGGATTTATAATAAGGACGGTGAGTTCAAGTATATCAAGCCTCTGACCGAGGGAGTCACTACCGGTGAGGGTACCAGCTTCTATAATTATCTTTATGCCCTGCAAGGCAACCGCTACGCCCACCGTACCTATACCATCAGGAACCGTTTTGCCCTTCTTGACAGCCAGTACGTTTGCGGTACTTACCGCAAGGACAGCTTCGCTGCCTATTTCGGCTATCGGTTCGGCAGTGACAACCGTCAGGTCAGGATCAAGTCCAGCGAGCGTTATTATTTCGGTTACGGCTATACCAGCGGAACCCCTCATCAGAGTGCGGTTCTTGCCGAAGACGCGGGTTCTCCTGTCGAGCTTACTCTTGACACCGACCTTATCGTGAACGATCCCCAATACTTCTACGGCGCCAGCCGTATCCTTGAACTTGACCTGACTGACGTGAGCCATGCCATTTTGCAGACGCTGAACCTGAACAACTGCACCTCGCTCCGTAACCTTGATATCAGTTGTGCCGATACTCAAAGCACGCTGAACGGCTTGCTTGTAAACAACTGCCGCCATTTGCGTACGCTGAACATGTCCGGGCTCAAATCATCCGGCTTTACCGGTATTGACTTGTCCGGCAACACGAAGCTTGAAACGTTCAATGCCGGTAATACCTCCTTGACCGGCGTCACCTTCGCCGAGGGCTCCCCGTTATCCTCGGTAGTGCTTCCCTCCACCTTGCAGACACTTGACTTCCGTTACCTGAACCGACTTTCAAATGCCGGTCTGCTTCTTGAGGGTACCGATAACATCATCCGTCTTGTAGTTGATAGTTGCGCACTTGTCGATTGGCAGTCCCTGTTACGGCTGTGTCCCAATGTCCGCTACCTCCGTATTACGGGTATCGTGATGGAGGGTGACGGCACGTTCCTCCGTAACTTCATGGAAATGGGCGGTGTTGATGAGAACGGTGGCAACGTAACCACTTGCCGCCTTGTAGGTACTTATAAACTCAGTTCGTATATGCCTGATGATGAGTACGCCGCTATTTGCGCTCATTTCCCGGAAATGACTATCACCCAGCCTGAATATACGATTGTAGAATTTGACGATAGCATCTCTGATGAGTATAATATCAGCAACCTTGACAACCGTACCGGCAACAAGTTTAAAAACGCGTATGTCCCTTCGGCGCACGTCCTTTCCATCCAGAAAGCTCGTCACCGTGTCTTGAGCAAGCGTACGGGTGATGCTGTCTCCACTGTGTTCCCCTTGCATGATTCCGACTCCAACTATTATTCCGATGCGGAGTCACTTCGTAACGCCAGCCCCGCCAGGCTTGATGGCAGTGAGGGTGACGTGATGATGTTCGAACCGCATTACTGGTATAAGGGTGTCAATGATGTCCTTAACAGTAAGAAGTACGCCTGCTTCTCTTTTAACCGTACCCGTCCTTCCGTCCCTGATTGCACCATTCTGACCTACGATGATATTCCCGATGTTCGTGACGGCTATAAACTCTCCATTGCCGCCGCTAGCATCCGTGAGGGTTTGAAAGCCGACGTTAACTATCAGGTTCTGCGTATCAGTGTTGACGGTTATAAACGTGTCCGTTATCCTTCCGCTATGGGTACCGGTCTTATCGGCGCTTTCTTTGTCGATTCGGAGGAAACGCCGGTCAAAGAAGTTGTCGCCGAAGGTACCTTGGGCTTTGTCGACGGTATGTATGTTATCTGCGACATCCCGTCAGAAGCCAAGTCGTTGTATTTCACAATCAGCAAGAACGTCGATTTTGATCCCGTAGTGTTATCCAACAGTGATAAGATTGAGGACATGGAACCTGATTGGGTTGAGCATGGCGAGTGTCTTGTGGGTGTCCATGAGGCTTCCTTTCTCGGCTCCAAGATTGTTTCCATCGCTTCCAATACTTATTCCGTCGGCAATATCAGCCAAGGCGAGTTCTCTTACTCCGCTTCCCGTCGGGGAATGCAGCTGATTGACTGGGATATGCACAAGGATATCGCCAACCTTTTCTACGCTTTTTACGGTCGCCGTGATTCTCAGGACCAGTGCGGTTACGGTTCTAATACTTATACCCGTATAATCGGTGAGACTTCGAAGCTCGGTATGCGTGACACTATCAACCAGAATCATGCCACTACTGGCGCTTGGTATGTTGAAAGTGACGAATGGGGTATTGAGACGGTAAAGACCATCGGCTGTAACAACTGTATGGGTTACGAGAACCTTTTCGGTGGTAAATATGAATATCTTGATAAGGTTAGCCTTCCCAATGATCCTGTGAGTGAACAGTACAAGCTTTATATAGAATCTCCTTCGGGCACTGTCCGTAAAATTAAGACTTCCTCTGTCGGTGGCTATATGATCAAAGTCTACCATCAGAAGTATATGGACATCGCCAGTGTCTCCAGCGCTACCGGTACCTCTACGACTTACTACTGTGATGAGTTTGTTCCTAGCAGCTCAAAGTCCCGTGTGGTTCTCCGGTCGTACTTCTACGCGATCGCTCAAGGCGGTGTGTCGTACGCCTATTGCGGCAACGATTCCTCGTATGCGTACGTGTTCCACGGTTCCCGGCTAGCCTTCCGCGGTCAAATCGTTGTCGCGGGTAGTGTTGAAGCGTTCAAAGCGCTGGACGAAATAGCGTAATCTTAAACGGGAGCGAAGCGACAAAGCGTCAGAGCGTCTAGTCGTTCCCGGATTCTTTCCCGCCTTTGCGCGAGCTTGAATCCGGGCGTAAGCCCGGTCTTTTTTTTAATTAATTTGTTTAAACGTGTTTTCTGTATGTTAAATTTGTTACTTTTGCTTCCCGAAAGGTGGATTCCCCCATGATCCCGTGTGGTTCTCCGGTCGAACAACAACGCGAACGCTCAAGGCGGTGTGTCGAACGCCAATTGCGGCAACGATTCCTCGAATGCGAACGTGAACAACGGTTCCCGGCTAGGTTACAATTTAAAGAATTTGGACGTTAAGTGCCTGAATGACATTAATCGGCGTACGGTGTCGGGTACGTGTTACCCATGATTGAGCCGAGGGGGATGAGCCTCAGTAACAGCAGCTCCGGCTGGAAAACTGGAACATACATCGTCGGGTAGAGTTTGGTAGGTCAGCAATGATTCGAAGAAGTCGGGCCCGGAAAATTGAAGGCAAAAAATGCGTAGAGAAGGTTATATTATCGATGAAATAGTTGCTCGTCCTAACATGGAAGAGTCTTTTTGGACGGTTTTGCGTGGAGATAAACGTAAACGTAGCCGTTCTGGCAAATACCTTATCGCGCATAAGGATGAGATCATTGACGAGCTGATAGAAAAGATTCGCAATGGGCTTTTCCAAGTAAACCGGTTTTTTGAGATAGAAGCCGAAGAGGGTGGAAAAATGCGTCGCATCCAGATCTTTTCCCTAAAAGACAGAATCGGTGTTCATGCCATTATGAAAGTCGTAGACATGCATCTGAAGAAACGCTTTATCCGTACTTCGGCCGCTTCCATCAAGGGACGCGGCACACATGACTTATTATGTCTGGTACGTAGTGCCATCAGTGATGATCCTGCGGGAACAAGGCATGTCTATACTTTCGACATCCGGAAGTTTTATGAGAGCGTTGACCATGACTTTATGAATTACTGTGTAAGCAGGGTCTTTAAGGATAATACGCTCATACGTATTCTAACCGGTTTCGTCAATGTCATGAAACGTGGCATCAGCATCGGTCTGAGGAGTTCTCAGGGGCTGGGCAATCTTTTGTTGTCCATCTTTATTGACCATGTCCTGAAAGACAGGGAAGGTGTGAGGCATTACTTCCGTTACTGTGACGACGGCCGTATTCTTGACGGCAGCAAGAAGTTTCTTTGGAAGATGCGTGATGTTGTGTGTCACCAGGCATCCAGAATAAACCTTGAGATAAAAAAGATTGAGCGTGTTTCTCCCGTCAGGGACGGCATTGATTTCTTAGGTTATGTTATCTACCCGGACCATACCCGTGTCCGCAAGCGTAACAAGCAGAACTTTGCCCGCAAGATCCGTAAGGTTAAGAGCCGTCGCCGCCGGAAGGAACTCATCGCTTCCTTTTACGGACTTGTTAAACATGCTGATTGCAAGAATCTATTTTATAAATTAACAGGCATAAAAATGAAAAGTTTCAAGGACTTAAACGTCACTTACAAACCGGAAGACGGCAAAAAACGTTTTCCCGGTACGGTTGTATCTATCCGGGAGCTTGTGAACCTCCCTATCATAGTCAAGGATTTCGAGACAGGCATCAAGACCGAGCAGGGTGATGACCGCTGTATTGTTTCGATCGAGCAGAACGGTGAAATGAAGAAGTTCTTCACTAACAGCGAGGAAATGAAAAATATTCTTCTGCAAATCAAGGAACTGCCGGACGGTTTTCCGTTCGAGACCACCATCAAGGCGGAGATGTTCGGCAAAGGTCGAACCAAGTATGTATTCAGCTAATATGAGAAAAGTAGAAGGCAGTGCCGGTGTGCAACTCTTGGAGTGCATCAATCCGGCCAAGAACAAGTGGCGCGTCCGTTGGGACGTGCGTGAATCAGGCGACAGCCGTGTTACCTATATGGAGCATGACTTCGACCATAAACCCTCTCCTGATGAGGTGAAAGGGCTTGTCCTTTCCTGGTATAATGCCGCTATTGACAAGGAGATCCTTTCCGGATTCGTATGGAACGGTATGCGTGTATGGCTTTCCAGCGAGAACCAGTTCAACTACAAGGCGTCCTATGACCTTGCCGTCCAGTCCGGAAAAAACCTTCCTGTGACGTTCAAGTTCGGCAGTGACGAAGAGCCGGTTTATCATGAGTTTACCGGCTTGGAAGAACTTTCGGACTTCTATACGAGGGCTATGAAGCATATCCAAGATACATTGGCTTCCGGGTGGAAGCGGAAAGACGCTTTTGATTCGGGGTTGTACCTGTAATCCTTTCGGGGGCGGGAAGGTAAAAAGCCCCCGGCCTGTTAAAGAGTAACGCCAATCACCTATTAACAAAGTACGCCGAGACGCACGACCGGGGGCATAAGCCCTCATCGCGTTTCGGCTTTTTTATTAATAAGTGATTGGCGGTGCAAATATACGGAATAAATACAAGGTAGTCGAAATATAACTGCCTTTTTTGTTTTTATACAAAAAAAAGGTGGTTTTATAAGCTCTTAATAAATAGAACTTTAGCTCTAATCTTGTATTCAAGAATTTCATGTTTTGTTGAATGGGCTATTATACTCAATACATTTGCCTTATACTGAGTATTAATTAATAACTAAACATTTATGAATATGGGTATAAGGATTTTGTATGATTGGCTTTTCCAATCTAACCGGCCGACACACGTAAAGGCTGGTATGTTCGTTTTTCTTGTGATGTTTGCTTTCTGTTTTCTTCCGTTAGGTATCCCTTTAGACAAATCGGCTATTGTTGCTTTGGTAACGACAGTTATTGCCGCGATAGTGGTTGAGTATATTCAGAAAAGATGTGGTTTTGTCTTTGATTGGCTTGACGCGCTAGCTACTGTCTTGTTACCGGGACTGATTGCTGTATTTACAATATCCATGACTTCAATTTTATAAGGTTATGAAATGGTTATATGAGCTATTTAATGTAGATCAAATTCGAATTATATTCGTTTCGATGTTAAGCTCCCTTTTTGCATATCTGACACCGACCAAAGGTTTCCTTATAGCATTAGTAGTAATGTTTGGTTTTAATATTTGGTGTGGGATGAGAGCTGATGGCGTTTCTATTGTCTGTTGTAGAAACTTCAAATGGAGTAAGTTTAAGAACGCCTTGGTCGAGCTTCTTCTTTATCTTGTAATCATAGAGGTTGTTTTTGCATTTATGACTTTGATAGGTGACGGAGAAAACTCATTGTTGGTTATTAAAACTATTACGTATGTATTCTCTTATGTGTATCTTCAAAATGCGTTCAAAAATTTGATTATTGCTTATCCTAAAAACAAGGGATTCCGTATTATCTATCATGTGATACGCTTTGAATTTAAACGAGCTACACCTGCACACGTGCAGAGTATTATTGACAGAATTGAAGGAGAATTAGACAAGGAGGAAAAGATATGAAAACTATTGATTCAATTATCATCCATTGTTCGGCAACGAAAGCCGGGCAGGATTTGCGTGCAAAAGATATTGACTTGATGCACAAACAGCGCGGTTTTAACCAAATCGGTTACAACTTTGTAATTGACTTAGATGGTACCGTAGAAAACGGTCGGTCATTATCCATTGACGGAGCACATTGTAACACGAAAGGGTTTTCCGGTATTAGTTATAATAAACACAGTATCGGTATCTGCTACATCGGTGGACTTGATGCGAACGGAAAGGCAAAGGACACCCGGACTGATGCACAAAAGAACGCATTGCGTGACCTTGTAGCAAAACTCTGTAAGGAGTATCCTATCATTGAATTGTTAGGGCATCGGGATACATCACCTGATCTCGACGGTAGCGGCGAGGTAGAACCTGTTGAATATATCAAAGCGTGTCCTTGTTTTGATGTGAGGAGTGAGTTTAGTAATTTTTTACGTAATGTAGTTGTAAGGCCATGAAAGATTTAGCTAAGATGTGCCTAACGGCTATAATTAGTCTGCTGGCTGTAATAGTCTGTTGTCTTGTATGTTCTTCTTGCCAGGCGTCTCGGAACATTGAGACTCAAAAGCAGATTGACTACTCTGATGATTTTAATCGCATTCAAAGTGTTATTCAATCACTGCGAGCGGATGTTAGTAGGCAAACGAAGATAACAAATGACCGGCTAAGTAATCTAAAGTTGGAAAATAAAACTGTTTATTTGTCTGCTCCTGATTCTGTCGGAAAACAACACGTAGTGAAGGAAAGTACTACTACTGCATCCAAACAAGAACAGGAAAGAACAGAAGTTGATGAAACGGTATCTGTTACCCTACAACATCTCTCTAACATGTTAGATACATTGAGTAATAAGGTTGATGCTATATTAAATCAGAAGGAAAATATAGTAGAACTTTCGTGGTGGGATTTGCATAAAGATAATGTGTATTGCTGTATTATAGGTTTGCTAATTGTAAGTTGGCTGTGGGATAAATTGAGAAAGAAATATCCATTTCATTGAAAATACATTTTTCAGATAAAATTATATAGCAAAGAATACAATATTTGGGAAATAATATATATATTTGTCACCGTATAAACAAGTGCCTTCGTGCCGGAATACAAAGAAAATGTGTTCCGGCATATTTTTTGCTCGGAATACAAATGTTTAATTTTAAAAATTATTCGTATGGAACATGACAATTACAGGATTACTGGCTTTGGAGCGATAAGCCAAGAAGATGCCAGGGAACTTGAAAGGCAGCAAGCCGAGTTACTTAAAGATGAGTTGAAATCTTTATCTTCTTCGGATGATAAACAAAGAATTTCAGCTATAGAAGAAAGATTAAAAGCTATTCAAAAATTAGCTGAAAACTATTAGTTAGAATGTAGCCCCGTATTTTTAGAACGGGGCTTTTCTAACTAATAGTTATATTTTGTGATTTAGTAAAATCTCACTATTTATTGTAATGAATTAATATAATGACTATGGAAGATTGGAAAAAAACAGATGATGAAGATTTAGATGAAGAAGATATTTTATTAAGGAATAAATGTCGAAAAATGAGTGATGATGAATTGAACAGTATTGTTCCTGTTTGGGCAACTGATGTTGGTAAAATGGAACTACCTATTAATCATCCTATGTATTCAAATAGGATTTTTATGCAATGTAATGTTGATAAATTAATAAAGAATTCAACCAATTTATATGATGTGGTCTTTAATAAAAAATTTGATGGATTTTGGCACGATGAGTCTAGATTTGCCCATACTATAGAGAGATGGTTGAAGAAAGAATGTGTTGATCCACCTATGTGGGACATATCACAAAATAACTCTTTCGTTATTTCTGATGGGAGACATCGTACTGTGCTGGCCCAATATATTGGTGTGAAAGATATTATTGTTTCTATTCCTATATATCTAAAGGAAGACGCACAGGAATTACTTGAAGCTAATGAACTGATAGAGAAGTAAAATAATAATGAGAGGTAGCCGAAGCTACCTCTTTGTTTGTAATCCCACCAATCAACAGCACACAAATCAACAAATTTCCAGAAGGATTACATAGGGTATTACTATTGACGATTGAAAAAGTTCGATGAGGATATAAAAAAAGTGAGGGGAACCACCCCCTCACCAAGTCAAACCAAAATAATCCGAATTATGTCCGTATTATCTTGATGTTGCAAAGTTACTATTTTATTTCAGATTATCAAGTATCTCGCGTATCGCTTTATCAGCATGCTTTTTCATGATTGATACATAATTGAAGATTGGACGATCTTCTTTCATTGACTGACCGATACAGTATTCTAATGTGCTAAGAGGAATTCCCAAGTCGTATCCATGTTGAACGAATGATTTGCGAGCTGAATATAATGTTAAGTTGTGAGTAACGCCTGCTACTGTTTTCAGAACTTTCATTTTCCGGGTGAGTGTATTATAACAGGATACATAGGTTTTATACTTTCCAAATACGAGCTTTCCGGTATTCTTATTCATATATTTCTTGATGAGAGGTCTTGCTTCATCAGGAATTGCAAATGAAGTTAACCGGTCGCCATCCTTAGTATTCCTTGTTTTGATTCTGATGTAGTCTACAATGTCGGTCCGGAAGTCGTAAGCCAGCATATCAACTAAGTTCATGCCAGCTAAGTAATAGGTAAGCATGAAAATGTCGCGAACTACTGATACGTTATATTGATTAGGTACCATATCTCTAATAATCTTTAGCTGTTCAACTGTAATATGTGTGTCTCTTTTCTTAGCTGAAGGAATGGAAGCTGTGACAAATGGATCTACCTTATATTCTACGTATCTCATCTTGATGGCATAGTTTATTATCACTTTCAATAGTGTAATATAGATTTTGATTGAGGTAGGAGAGAGTTTGCTCTTCCTTAAATGCGTTAGATAGTTATTAATCCGGATTGGTGTTATGTGTTCCATGAGCGCGCCTGGACCTGTGAACCGAATAAAATGTTTAGCGGCCAATTTATAAAGTTTATGCGTCTTTTTTCTATCATCCTCATCTATTTGTGATAGGAACTCATCAACTATATCTTCAAATTTGCGGTTACGTTCGCCGGTAATAGGATTGGTTATCATCTTAACCAATTGTGCGCAAGTTAACGATTCTGCATGCTCTAATTCTATATAGCGTTTGAAGTAAGTGTTATACCATTCCTGTAATTTTATGTTAAGGAAGTCTTTGTCTGGGCGTTGGACTATCTTTCCGTTCTTAAACTCGTTTTCACGAACGACAATTTCTGTTGTGATGAATCTTGTATCAGAGTTGTGTGCCACTCTGATTCTTATTTTATGAGTCCCGTCAGATAGTTTTTTAGCTGGGACAATTACCAATGAAAATGTAGCCAT